GTAAGTTGATGACTCATGATGAACCCTGTTCCATGGCTCCAGATGACAAACATGATCTCATATCAGGGACTTGTTCGCACCTTCCCTAGTTAAATCATCAACAATATCAGGTGTCCATTTAAATTCTCGCATTATGCGTAGACGTGTTAAACGCTCTCGGTCCCTGTAGAGTTTCCCTCAATTTCCTCTGAGGTAACTGCAAATGCTTTATTGTATTCAACAATGAAATCTGTATAGAACTCAGCGGTAATCTCAGAGATATCATCGAGATCTTTATAAGTGAATAGGCACTCACGAGTTTCTGGATCGCGGACTGCAATAAGGAACAGCAATGTTGATTCGTCAAGCTGACTTGAAATATCAGCCGGAATAATCTGACTCAGTTTTTTAATTTCAAGTTGAGTTGGTTGCTTGATAAGAACTTCAACACCGTTAAGAGTAACCATTGCTTCTTTTGATTTGTTATTCAGAATCTTTTCTCGTAGAATTTGAGCTGAACTTTTCTTTTGTGATTTAGCCATAATATTTTCTCCGTTGGTTTATTAAGTGTCTGTTGGCTTAAAATGCCCCTCCACCACGCGCGGCTTCAGGGCACCAACAGAAGATTTATTTACTTGGTATTTATTGAAGCTAATTAAGCAAACTTACGAGTGATCTTTGGCTTGCCAGATACAGACAGAACAACGTTGTAGATGTGAGTGCCAGCAGGATCAACACCAAGTTCTTCAACGCTAGACAGTTGGCAATTAACCAGAATGTCGGCGTGCTTATTAGTGATAAGTGCTGTGGTATGAGCTTGTGCATTAAATGCAGCTTCGATAGCAGTAACATCAGAAGACTTACCAAGAGCGAATTCAACAGTGATATCGTCAACTGTCATCTTGGTGTTATATTTCACGTCATCGCCAGTTTCAGCGTCAACAATGCTTTGGGTTTCATAGTTACGTTTAACGTTGGAAACCTTGGTAAGAATGCCGCCTACTTTGCCAGTAACATCAGCAGCAGCCTTATCAAAGCCTTCAAAGTTGAATTTAATAGAACCCAGCGCTTGGGAAATTTCAATAGCCATTTTAAATTCCTTTTATTAAGGGGTGATTTGTTTTTCAAATTCAAATACATTAAAGTCGCAGATTAATGTGATTACATTCATATCGAATTGGAACATGTCGGCAACTTGAACATCAGTGCAAACAACATGCAGAATTTGTCCATTCACTTCAGTGTATTCATCCAGATAGGTTATAAAGTTAAGGAGTTTTTCTTGATACTGTTTAGCTTGTGCATATGAGTCACAATGGATTTGGTAATCAAGGGAATATAGCCTTTGGATTCCTTTGTCTGGTCTTTTATCTTGCTGTAGTGAACGAACGCTATAACTGATTGCAGGACGTTTAATGTCTTTGAGTTGAATATTAGGGGCCACCACATTAAGGCCCGATGCTTGTTGAACAACAGTTCTCAGGTATGATTCAATCATGGTGTGCCAGCCTTTTTCTTGGATTGGTTATACATCGAGTTAATTTTCTTATTAGCTCGTTTTGTTTTGGATTGAGTTGCGATCTTTGTAATCTCAGCCGTTAACTCATTCTTAAATGTGTCAACAACAAGGGTTGCGTGATTGCGTAATGCGTTTCGCATGAATGGTTGTTCTTTTTGCTCGCCTACTGTTATCTTATAAAGCCGTGTTGGCTTGCCAAATAACATAGTCCGTTCAGTTACATATTCAGGTCTTCCGAATTCAACTTGAGCCGCATAGATATTAACAGCGCCTTTTGTGTAAACTTCAGCTCTAACGAAAGTGTTATTACCTGCTTTGTCATCTGCTTTAGTTCTTCCACCCACTCTTAATTTGATGTTCTCATTTAAGTGAACACCATCATCTTCTAAGTCGCGTGGAGCAGTCGCTATAACTTCATCGTGAACAGGCTTCATTGCTTTTCTAGCTGCTTTCTTGGCGGCTTGCGAACCTAATATAATCCCCAAGTCATTCAACAAATCATCTAGTGCATCTAGACCTGACACGTCCCATTTAATTTCAAGTGGCATGTTAACCTCCTGATTTCGGAATAAACGGAATCGGAGTTGTTTTCACTTGAACGATCATTTCTGATCTAGATAAATCGGGATCGTAAACGGTTTCAATTTCATACAGCACATTGTCGGAAGCATGAATCTTTAATAGCTGGTTACTGTTAAGATTTTTGGAATAACGAGTTCTAAGCTCAAGGCGTGTTTCAGTTATTGGATATTCAGTTCCTTGAACTTGAACACTCTTGGTATAAGCGGAGGAATAAATGAATGCGGGAGTTGAAGGCACATAGATGTTTGTTAATTCACCGTATTCATTCTGTTCTTGCTGTAGCTCGAACACATAAACTTTCTTATTATGTCTTTGGAAATTAATTGACATTAAAAGCTCCTTAGACCTTAATCCAGTTGATAAACGGAGCCATTAAATTCTTTGTAGTGAACGGCATTTGATAGGCTTGAATGCCGTAGGAGATATCCTGTTTGCATTCATACAAAGTGCCTAGCATCATCAACACTGCATAGCATAAGACTTTAGGAACCCGATCGAACGGATATCCGCATTCAACATCAATTGAAAGCCCTTCAAATGGAGCTAGAAAAACCACTACGTCATCACCAATCATTTTGTAATCGATGTTAACTTGCAGGGGTCTCTCTGCTTCTTGATATGGGGTGCCTTTAATTGCTGTGATTACAGTTACACCGTAAGGCAGATAAACTTTCTCGCCTGCTTGAACTGAACCAGTTAAGCTATAACTTGAACGTTGTAATCTGCGGTGAGTGTAAAGCTCGATATATTCACATGCAGCGTTGATTAAGAACTGAACCTGAACATCTTCATCAGTTTCAAATATGCGAAGATGCGATTTGGCTTCATCCAAAGAAACACAGAACTCAGTGTCTAGACGTGTAAATTTAGTTAGATTTATTTCAGCCATTTAACTGTTCCTTGTTTCATTGTTTTGGAATGTGAACTTATTCAAACGGGCCATCTTGCGATGACCCATTTCAATAAATTAAGCCTTGATGGTCAGGAATTTAACAGCAGACAGGTTGCCTTGAACGGAACCGAAACGCTGGGTGTGCAGGAATTCAACGTTTGGCTTCTTGCTATACGGGTCCATGATCATGGTCAGACCTTCAACAGAAACCATACCGAATGCTTCAGCGAAGTCACCGAACACGATAGCAACGTCACCAGCTTTGAAAGCGGCAGGCATGTCGTAGTTCAGAACAACTGGATAACCCATCAGAGTCATTGCAGTGCCTTGAGCAACTTCAGGACGCAGATAAGAACGGCCTTGGGTATCACGGATTTTCAACAGCTCGGTGTAAATGCGTGGGTGCATCATCAGAGAAGCGCCACTGTGGTAATTGCTGTTCAGGGTAACAAGCAGATTTTCAATAGCGTCAACCATTGCAACCTTAGCAACGTCAGCAAGAGCAACTTCAATTTCTTGAACGGCAGTGTGCAGACGAGCGCCATCTTCTTTAGCTTTTTCAGCAACAGCACGGAAAGTCAGAAGACCCTTCGGCTTTTTAACGCCATCACCCAGCAACAGAGCGCGCGGCAGATCACGAGCCCAAGCACGAGCAACACCGTTTTGAACTTCAGCTAGGATGTTCAGATCACTGTCGTGCAGGATGCGAGAGGTAACATACGGGCGAGCAGTCAGTTCACCACATACAGCGCGAACTTCTTTGTAACCAGCAACAGCGGTGCCAGCTTGACCGCCTGCGTTCAGAGCGTCTTCTTCACCCCATGCAGAACCATACTCACCAACTTCGATAATGCGGCGGAAGTCTTCGTTCTTGGAAGTGAACTTGGAGATCAGGCTAACGAACGGGCTTTGTTCAACAGCTTGACGAATAACGCCTTGCTCGTATTGGGTGCGAACAGTAACACCAGCAGAATCAGCATCAGCAACAGCCATGCCGTTTGCTTTGGTCAGGATATCTTCGCCCATTTCTGCGCCGTGGATGGCTTTCAGAACGATTTCGTTGGCGTTAACAGATTTGGTAATTTCGGACATATTAATGTTTCCTTTAAGTTGAATATTCATTTGTTGTTCTTGGATATCAGCTAGTTGCTTTTTCAATTCTTCGAATTCAGTTTCAACAGCAGCTTTCTGAATGGTTTCGGTTTCCATGGTTTCCAGACGTTTAACCAGCTGGTCCACAATTTCGTTGCGCTCTGCGCTCTGGCTGGAAATAGATTTAGCCAGTTCGAGAACTTCATTGATTTGGTCTTGCATTGTTTTAATCCTCGATTTATCTGCATCACGCAGAAAACAGGTGGAATTGATTTGAGCGGTTGCGGTCGCAACCTTTGGAGGTTTTTCTTGGAGGAAACATTCAAGCATCACGCATGATGTTTTATTAAGAAAAGGAGAATAGAGCCGTATTAGATGCGCGTTGGTGGTTGCGCTGATTTGTTATTGCAACAGTTGAGGGGTGTAATACGGCTTTTTTTGATTTAAATCTTTAGAGATTTAAGAATTGATGTGAGCTCATTTAAGCTCTTTTGGACTTCTTCATTAACTTCTTCATTTTCGTCAGCTGATGTTTCAGCTTCCGTTTTAGTATTTATATCTTCTTGATCAACAGTTTCTTGCGGTTGTTCGGTTTGCTCAGTCTCAACAACGGTTTCAGTTTCCAGCATCGCACTGGTCTCTTCTGGCTGTTCAGTTTGTTCAGTTTCAACAACTTCAACGGTTTCAATTTCTTGTTCTGCTTCAGGTAACAGTCCCTTATAACCAAGGCTTAATAGAACCTTAGATTGTGAGCGACTGAATCCAATCTCACGTAGGGCCTTTTCAACCTGTGAAATACTCGGTAGCTCATTGTTATTTAGCATTGACTTAACAAGGGTCACTCGGCTTTGGTAATTGGCCGGAATAGACACAACTGAAGTTTCAAACAGATCAAGCTCGATCAGCATTAGTGAGCCGTCTTGCATTTGCTTCTGTTTAGCCCAAACGCCAATAGACAAGCCTGACAAGTCGCCGCCTTTCATCAATTTGTAGACTGTTTCAGCTTGTTGAACGCCTTTAGTTAATCGGCCTTTCATATAAAGACCATAATCATCTTCATACATTTCAACCCACGAACCAATTTGGTTTCCTTGGTCGTGATTCCATAACATAGGAAGAGGAACACCACTTGCAGCATGGCGCTGAATTGATTTTTCAAATGCGCCCTTTAAAGTTATATGGCCTGAATAATCTCTGATGTTGAATACGTTTCCGTATCCTTCAAAGAAATAATGAGTATCTGATTCATCGCCAATTGCTTTAATGATTAGCTGGCCTTGCAGCTCCTCTTTGTCTAATGCACTATCCAATGCGTTATTCAGCTGTTCCATTATCAGCCTCCTGTGTGGTATTTATATCAGCCGGAGCGCTGTTATCCGCAGGCTGAGGCTTTTCTGTGCTAGGTGCAGGAGTAGCTTGTAGCGCTTCGCGTTGAGCTTTCTGATATTCTTTAACTTCGGTGAATGTGCCAAGCGTGATGTTATTTGTTTGAACAGCAAACACATCGCCATCTTCAACAGGTTCATAGCCCATATATTTACGCCCTTCATTTGGCGTGATAATGCAAGCCGCTACTGCATCACGGATATATGTGATCTGTTGTTGCGGATCGCCTTTAATAAATTCGTCTGTATCGAATTCAAAGAAATATCCTTCAGGACAAATGCGATTCAATGCATCTTCAAACTCACGGCAATAACTGAATACAGTGCCTTTGAAGAAAGCCATTTGAGCTTTGTCATAATCAGCAGAGCCTTCCATTAGCATTCCTTGAGGAACACCATAAGCATTTAGGATTTCACGCTTCTGGAATTCGCGTGTTTCGATAAATTGCGATGCTTTGTGGTCTGCTTGGATAGCTTGGAACTTGATGCCTGGCTTCAGGAACAATGTTGATCCTGCATTCTTTTGGCCTTTAGTAGCGCCTAGAATGGCTTCCGATTCAGTCTTGTATTGCTGCGGTGTCATTGAATCAGGCATTTCAAATACGCCTGTTGGGTTCACAGCGTTATCAAACCAGTTACGCCCATGACGTTCAGCACGTTGCATAATGTCAAAAGCTGATTTATTTAGCGCGTGAATACCAACGCCCTTTAGACCAACAGCATTCAAGCCTTTCATGTGAATAACTTCATGGCGAAGATACTTTTGTTTATTTAGCTTAAATTCAGCTCCTTGCGGAACATCATAGGTCAACACACCAGTGTTATAGCGAACAGTAACAGCTTGAGCATTTTCAACAGGCATAATATAAGCAACTGAGTTCAACGCATTGCGTTCAGCAATACCATAACCATTGCCGTGATCTAATGTGTTTAATGTGCAAGAGCGAATGAATTGCGGCCATGTTTGGAAATCATTTGGATTGCGAGCAATAGCTTTCAGCTCTTTTGGATATTTAGTTTTAGGAACCTCTTCACGTCCTTTATTTGTTTCCTTGTAAAGATTCAAGCTCAAACGCGAAACAGAGTTTGCAATCAACTGACGGCAATAGTTCGCAACTGAAATTGAAATATCATCTGAGGAATAACGCTGATAAGCTAGTTGCAAATCAGCGTAATTGTTGACGAATAGAGGATTCCCATTTGTATCAAATAACATATGGAATCCTTCTTGTTTATATATCGATATGCTGTATTTATCTTTTTAATAAGTGACCATATCAATGCCATCAAATGCATCATATGGATTGAACTCATGATCAGGAATAACAGCTATAGCCATTGCAGTGATAGCCGCAACAACACAGTCAACTTTGTTTTCTGAACTCAGGTTTTCTTTTTGAACCTTGATGTTGCCATCGGGATAAATTTTTACTTGAGCATTCAAGCAACACCAACGGAATAGAGAGGTATCAAATTTAATATCTCCATCTATGATCATTTTTTCAAATTGTTTAGATGGTTCATTTAGACTTGCTGTTGACTGTTTAACTTCAACCATAGGAAATCCATCATGATTTTCTAGGCGTTGACAGAACATACTGGCGTTGAATGGGTCAAAGGCAACAGCTTTAATATCAAATAGCTCTTTCCAGTTTAAAAGTTCCTCACGAACAAATTCATAATCAACCGTTTCACCTGGGGTTAAAAATAATTCACCACGTTGAATGAATTTAGTGTAAAGCTGTTGAATTCTAACCGATGCCTTGTTGAATGCTTCTTCAGGTAGAAATGATCTTGAAATAATTTTCACTGATCCATCTATTTGAGGAAACACTCCTGATATTGCCGTCATATCTTTCTTCGAGGCTAAGTCCAACCCAATCCAACATTCACGGCCTTTCAATTCAATTGGTTTTAATTCAGAATCAAAGCACTGTGAAACGTGTTCTTCTGTTAACCACGTATCAGTTGAATTACAGAATCTATTTAAGTGTTTAGTTTTGAAGTTACCTTGTGCTGAGGTAATCGTTTTAGCCTTCTCTGCTTGTGCTTGCATATCTTCGATTTTCTTAATAACGCCTAATGTTGGATTGGCTTTAATCCACACTGACTCATCAAAGATGTCGTCTTTATCATCAATGCAATATAATGCAGCAAAAAATCTATCATGCTGTTCGTTATAATGATTAGTGTTTATTGCGTATTCCGGTGAAGTTGAACAGTGATTCCGGAATCTGTGAACACCATTTCCGGAAAGTATGCGGACAGGGATTCTTCGAGCAGAAGC